AAAGCAACTAAATTATCTACATGATTAGAACCTCCTCTTTCTAAACGTATCGTATGATCTACTTCAAACCAAGCGGGTAATTGTTTTTTACAATCTCCACATGTCCAATTCTGTCTTGCTGCTACAAATTTCTTTTTTGTTTCACTTACTGAACGTTTTGTGGATTTTTTTCCAGAATTCATCAATTTGGATTCTGCGTTTGATTGATAATTCGGCATTGGTATCACTGGATAGTTATATTCATCGTAACCATTACTTTCACTGAAATTCTGTTTCGATGTAAAATCCAATATAGGTGAGATAAAATTCGACGTATTTCTATCAATTGGTAAATATTTGATATAATCATTTGTAGTGGATACTATTTCACGAGCTCTCAATGGATTACGTTTTATCAAAATATATAACATAATTGCCACGAATACTACACCTATCATTTGATAATATTTTTTCCATGACATCAATAGTTTCATATATTTTCCATCTGTATAAATATTAGCAATAACGAAAGCTGCTATTATAAAAATGATAATCTCAATTCTCATATGTTTGTTTTTTCTTATATTATCTATATTCTATTGAGAAAGTTATTCATAATAGATATAGATTAAAACGACGAAAATCAAGATAAGTATAGCATGAATATAATGTTTTCGTAAATTTATTTTTTCCGATAAGTAAACTGGTTTTGGTTTGTACTCGGCTCTGTATTTTTCTAAAGCGAGGGGTAATGATATCTCTTCTTTACCTAACAAAACATTGAACTTGTTATGAATAAAATGTACCCATCTAACGAAAGAATCACGATTATCTAAATATGGTGTCACCGGATATTTATCCAAAAATTCACTAAATTTGTCTCCGAATTCAACTACTGGAATAAAAAGCGGCATGTTTTGAATCAAATCATAATATTTCTTTTTTGTAATACTGTTCGGCGTAATAGGGTAAGATTCGGCTATTGTATGTAAAAAAAACCAATAATGCGGTCCCCAAACATCCGGTGTAAAAAAATTTGTTTTAGACAAATCCATTTTTTGATAATATAAATATATAAAGACATGTGACTATAATCAAATAGGATAATCGTATTTAAAATGAATGAAAATTATTGTAATAATTGTGGAAAAATAGGACATTTATATCATCAATGTAAAATGCCAATTACTAGTATTGGTATAATTGTTCATCGCATAAATCATGATAATAAAATAGAATATCTTATGATAAGAAGAAAAGATACTTTAGGATATATAGATTTTATGCGTGGTAAATATTCGATATACAACAAGGATTATATAATTAATATGCTAAAACAAATGACGAATCAAGAAAAGGAAAATATCAAAAACATGTCTTTTGATTCTTTATGGAAATGTATATGGGGTAATGAACATATTTCAAATCAATACAAATCAGAGGAATTGACTTCTAGAGAAAAATTCAATATATTGAAAAAGGGTATTGTAAACAAAAATGATTTTTATAACATCGATATTTTGATTGAATACAGTAATACATTTCCATGTTGGGATGAACCCGAATGGGGATTTCCAAAAGGTCGGCGAAATTATCAAGAAAAAGATTACGATTGTGCTATTCGTGAATTCTGTGAAGAAACCGGATTTAAGAATAATAAATTGAAAAATATTCAAAATATATTACCATTTGAAGAGATATTTACCGGTTCGAATTACAAATCTTATAAACATAAATATTATTTGAATTTTATGAATTATTCGGATACTACAAATATGGATAATTTCGAGAAATCAGAAGTAAGTAAAATGGAATGGAAAACGTATGACGAGTGTATTCTGTCAATAAGGCCCTATAATTTAGAAAAAATAAAATTGATAACGAATATTGATTGTATGTTGAAAACCTATAAAATTTTTAGTTGTTGAAACGTATATAATAATATCTATCAAATATATAGACATTATTAACATTTTCTTATGAAATTTACAACAAGAAAAAATAACGACAAATCAAACCATAATATGAAAAAAGATAATAGAAACACAAAAAAAATACTAGGTGGTAAAATTCAAGGTATTGATACCGCTGAAAAAAAGAAAAAAACTACGGAAAGAGCTATCGAAATAATCAAAGAATTATTGAATGTAGAAAACATGAATTCTATTATTGAAATCAAATCTGGCGACCGAGGTAAAAAAGCTTATATCAATGGAAAACTGGTGAGTGGTCCGGAATTATGTTATGTTCTCGGTGAATTGACTGAAAATGATGATTTTAAATCCAAAGGTGCGGACATGCGTGCTATCGAATATAGAGATATAAAAACCGCAAAATTAGTAGGTATTGATCAAATACTCAATGGCAAAGATGACCGTTTAGGTATTGTTGGAATTATCGAACGTTACAAAAAAGATTATGTTTTGAAATATTTATCGAAACGGGAGATTATCAATAATTCTACTATTTTTTCCAAAATAAATGGTTTATTTGAAGAACTAACTCGACTGTATCCAGCAGATATTGATGTTGATACACCCAATCCATTACTAGATTCTATAATAAATCGTGGCAAATCAGATTGTCCAAATGGTACTAGAAAAAATATTGTTACGGGTAAATGTGAAACTACAAAAACCGAAAAGAATCGATTGAAAATAAGAGATGATATTTTAGATAACACAGGAGAAGAGTTAGTATTACCAAAAAAAATAAAACAAAAGGTGTTATTGAAACCAATCGACAATGTTGTTATCGAGAACCCAGTTATTGTTGAGAAAGTATTAGATGATGTTGTCAGTAGAATAGAACCAGTTGATGATGACTATACAAGAGTAATACAGTTACAAGAAAAAATTATTGAAGTCCCTGAAAATATTGAAATACAAGAAATACCGGAAGAAAAATTAGTTATTCCAGAATTAGAACATGTTGAACAAGAAGAAACCATAGTGGAAAGAATAGATAAAGAACCTATTCCGGATATATCAAATGTAGATGAAACACGAGAAGAACAAAAATTGAATGAAGAGGTTGGTGTTGCTCCAATTGATATTGACTCGAAAGAGTATAATGAATTCCTTTTCAAAAAAGAAAAATTGGAATATGAAAATAGTAAAATTGATAAATCCAATGATTTTTTGTATCCAGTTTTGAATGACCCAGCATTCAATTTGAAAATAGCAAAATTGAAAGAATTCAACGATACTAAATATGACGGAAAAATTTACGATATTCGAGAACGTACCAATTTATTATGTGAAGCCGACTTTGAATTAGTTCCACATCAATTGTTCGTAAAGAATTTTTTGTCATTCCAAACACCATATAATAGTTTGTTGTTATATCATGGATTGGGTACAGGTAAGACCTGTAGTGCCATTGGTATAGCTGAAGAAATGCGCGGATTTATGAAACAAGTTGGGTTGACGCAAAAAATTTTAGTTGTAGCATCGCCCAATGTACAGCAAAATTTCAGATTACAATTATTCGATGAACGTAAATTGAAACTAGAAAATGGATTATGGAATTTGAACACTTGTATTGGTAATAATTTGTTGAAAGAAATCAATCCAACTAGTTTACAAGGAATTCCAAGAGAACGAGTAATCAGTGAAATAAATAGTCTTATTAATCAATATTATAAATTTGTGGGGTATGTTGAATTAGCAAATTATATAAAACGTACTATTAAATTGAATGACAAAACTGAATATTCGGAAAAAGAGGCAAAGAATATTCACAAAAAACTCATCAAAAAATTTTTCAATAATCGTCTAATCATCATAGATGAAGTCCATAATATTCGTCTAGCAGATGATAATAAAAAAAAGAAAACTGCTAGTTTGTTGATGTACGTTGTGAAACATGCTGAAAATATTCGATTATTATTGTTATCTGCTACACCTATGTATAATAATCAAACCGAGATTATATGGCTGACTAATCTGTTGAATTTAGTTGATAAACGCAGTACAATAAAAGAAAGTGATGTTTTCGATTCAAAAGGCGAATTATTGGAAGAAAGAAAAAACAAAAATAATGTTTTGTTGGAAAGTGGTAGAGAACTTTTACAAAGAAAATTAACTGGTTATGTTTCGTATGTTCGTGGTGAAAATCCGTATACATTTCCTTATCGTATTTATCCGGATGTTTTTTCTTCTGAAAATACCATCAAAAAAGAAGCATATCCAAAAATACAAATGAATAAAAAACCGATTGATGCTCCTTTACAATATGTACCTATTTATCTGAGTAAAATTGGTGAATATCAACAAAAAGGTTACGAATTCATAATGAATAATTTAATCAATAAGTCTTTTGATGTAGTTGATAAATTTGGAAAAGAACGTGTTATGCCGTCTTTTGAAAACATGGAATCATTCGGTTATCATTTATTATTAGAACCACTAGAGGCTTTGAATATTGTTTATCCAAGTTCTCAATTAGATAATAAAATGATTGGAGAAGGCGATGATGAAAGAAATAAAGATATTATTAAAAATATGGTAGGTAAAACTGGTCTATCTAATATTATGACATACAAGTCGATTGTATCTAATTATTCACTTCGTTATGATTTTGAATACAAACCCGAAATATTAGAGAACCCAAATCATGGACGTATATTCCAAATGGACAAAATAAATAAATATAGTAATAAAATACATACTGTTTGTCAATCCATTCTGGATTCAACTGGAATTGTTCTCGTTTATTCACAATATATTGATGGTGGAATCGTTCCAATCGCATTGGCATTAGAAGAAATGGGTTTTACTCGATATGGTTTTGCTAGTCATACAAAACCATTATTCAAAACACCTCCTACTGAACCACTCGATGCTTCAACAATGAAACCAAAATCAAAATATTTACAAGAAAATGGAGAACCTACTAAATTCAAACAAGCCAAATATGTAATGATTACCGGGGATAAAGCATTTTCACCCAATAACTTGGCCGATATCAAATATATCACCAATCCTGAGAACAAATATGGTGAAAATGTAAAAGTCGTATTGATTTCTAAGGCTGCTGCTGAAGGAGTTGATTTCAAAAATATTAGACAAGTACATATTATGGAACCATGGTATAACATGAATAGAATCGAACAAATCATAGGAAGAGGTGTTCGTAATTTAAGTCATTGTCAATTACCATTTGAAGAAAGAAATGTCGAAATATTCTTACATTCCACTTTACCCACGAATGATGAAGAACCTGTTGATATGTATGTTTATCGTTATGCTGAGAACAAAGCAACAAATATTGGAAAAGTAACCAGATTATTGAAAGAAATCGCAGTAGATTGTCTCCTGAATATCGGTCAAACCAATTTTACGATTGATAAGATATTGGAATTACCTGAAAATAAAAATATTAAAATAAAATTATCTAGTCAAAACGATACAGAAATTGATTTCAAAATCGGCGATAAACCATTTTCCGAAATATGTGATTACATGGATAATTGTAGTTTCAAATGTTCATCGAATGCGACTATCAAAGATAGTGATATCAATAAAACTACATATAATAATGAATTCTTATCAATGAATTATTCTACAATTACAAAACGTATCCGTGATTTGTTCAAAGAACATTTTATTTATAAACGAGAACAATTGATTAATTCAATTAATATTATTAAAGAATACCCAATTGAACAGATTGATTATGTATTGACTCGATTTGTTGATAACAAAAATGAATACTTATTGGATAAATACAGCAGAAAAGGATACTTAATTAACAAGGAAAATTATTATGTTTTCCAACCAATCGAGATAACTGATGAAGAAGCATCTCTTTATGAAAGAAGTGTTCCAGTTGAATACAAAAAAGATTCTTTAGAATTAGAATTACCCGTCAATAAGAAATATGATAACAATAAGGTAATGGAAAATGAAATTGATAAAATAGCCGAAAATATAATTATCGAAGAAAATCTACAAGAAAAGAATAAACTCGATTATGAGAACATTATCGATAACTTGAAAACGAATTTGATGTATTCTATTGAAAGAAAAGATTTGACGTCGAGTGACATCGATTGGTACAAACACTGTGGTCATGTATTCAATTGGTTAATAGAAGTACATAAAATACCCAAAGACCTCTTGATAAAATATATTGTTTACCATTATCTAGATACTCTTAGATATGATATGAAACTAGTATTGATACGAGAACTTTATAATACAGAAAAAGAACTTATTGACATAGAGAATATTATGAAACAATATTTTGATGAAAAAAGAGTCGATTATAAAAACGAAAAAGCAATTGTTCTCGTGAACAATGATGAAAAGTGGAATATTTATCACCAAAATCCAAATAATTTAATGGAATGGACACTCATCAGTCCTGTTGATTTTGAAAATTACAGAAATCAATTGACCAAATTTGTCGTTCCTGATTCAAAAATAAATAATGTTGTCGGATTCATGTCATTTTTCAAAAATGATGAAATCGTATTCAAAACAAAAGAAATGTCAGACAAACGTGGTGGTGCTAAATGTAGTAGTGCCGGGAAACAGGATATTATGAAAAGATTAAATTATATTTTGAGTGAAAAAATATATACTGATTCCAATGAATTGTATTCTCAATCGAACATTCAAAAACAAGGATTATGTGTTATTTTAGAAGTCTTGTTTAGATACTTTACAGAAAAACACTCAGACAGTGATAAGAAACATTGGTTTTTTGATTTGGAAAAAAGTACTATCAACAAAATACCCAAGAAAATTTTATGATAAAAAATTGATAAAAACAATAAATAATGTATAATGACATAAAAAGATATTTTGTGTCATTATAGTAGTAATATGTCAAACGCGAATCAAAATCAATACGATAAACGAAAAATATATGGGGTTTATATTCAATCCATTTTAACAATGAAGGTAATCCTTTCGATTACTGAAGTCGGTAAAAATATCAAACAAAATTTAGAAAAAACAATATCAAAAAAAACCGAGGGTCGTTGTATTGCGGAAGGGTTTATACGACCCGATTCGGTAAAATTACTGACTTATTCTAGTGGTATTGTCAATAATGAAAATATAGAATTCTTGACTACTTTCAATTGTATGGTATGTTATCCAGTAGAAGGCATGTTGATAGAATGTACTACAAAAACGATTACAAAAGCTGGTATTCATGCCGAAGTAATAGATGATTTAGGAGGAATTCCTATTACTGTATTTGTAGCACGTGACCATCATTTCACCGATAAAAATTTCGCTAATATAAAAGAAAACGAAAAAATAGTTGTCAAAGTAGTAGGTGTGCGTTTCGAATTGAACGACCCATATATTTGTGTTATTGGTAAATTAGATAGTAATATTGATAATCAACCCGCTTATAATCGTGAAAAGAAACCAGCGATTAGTATAATGAAAGAATAATATGTATTCTAATCACAAATATTAGTATAATTATTCGTTTTTGTAAACTGTAAAATAATAATATATTTAGGCACAAAATAATATTGGGTTTATATATAGAAAATGCCAAGTTCAAAATTCATACAAATTATGCTTTTTTATATTCTATTGTCTTTTTTTATTATGCCACTTTTGTTTTATTTCTTCATCAAGAAATCCGACGCATCCGCTGGTAATGGATTTGTGGTAGGGAGTGTAATATCATTATTGCTTTGGCATTTTTATGGTTCAAAAATGATTAAATATTAGGTTTATAATTTTGATTACTAGTAGAGATGTTTTTATTGTATATAGAAGCTAAATATACAATAAAAATGATATAAAATCATAACACAAAACATATTTATATTATGATGGAAAGCATTGACAAAACAAATTTTCTAGAACAAATAAAATCTGAGATAGAATCGATGGATAAATATCATCAAATAGAAATATTGAAAATTTTGTCGAAAAATCTTTGTAAAATAAACGAAAACAAGAGTGGTGTTTATGTAAATTTATCTTTCTTAGATAAAGCTACTATGGATGAATTAGAAAAATACATTGCCTATTCAAAACAGCAAGAGGAAACGTTGATAACAATGGAATATCAAAAAGACGAATTCAAAAACGCATTCTTTATTGAAAAAGGTAATAAAGATAATATGACAATATCATATAACTCCATAAATAAATAATAAAATAATGTATTGTGGTTATAAATCAATGTTTGGCTGTAATAATTTGAAAACAATGACACCTGAATTAATGAGACGAATCCAATCATGTATGTTCAACAAAAAAAATAAAGATGAAATTATCCCAATGGAACCAGTTGATATCAACAACAAAGATATAACAAAAGATACTGAAAAACCGCGAGGTATTGTTATCGAAGAAATCGGTGAAATAAAAGATGATATTATAACCTCATCAAAACCAAATGAAAATATATATACGTTGAAAGAAAAATTATTACGCGAGATGTCATCAGAAACACAAAAAATAGAAGGCGTTTGTAATGATAATACAAATACTACTCGAGAATCGGAAATACGAGAAATCAATAGTGTCGCTACAATGGAATCAACATCTCGTAATGAATCTAAATTGGACGTTTCGATAAAAACGGAAAATATAATTTCACCTACTCAAAAGGATTCATTATTTTGGTGTATTTTTATTATTCATTTTGGCTATAATGAATATTTACAAGTAAGTCGAAATTACGGAATCAAAGAACTCGAGATAAAACAAAAAATAATTGAATATCTTAATAAAAATCCAAGTGTTTTGAAACAAACCAATTACAAAATAACTAAAGTATCTGTACAAGAAATTTTGTCGGATTTTTTGACATCACAGAAAGATACTTCTATATTATGTTTTATAGCAATGATATCTTATTTTAAAATGAATATTATTATGGTGGATTCGACAAATCGTTTTATGTTAGAGTTTCTATCAAATAAGGATGAAAATTTACCAACATACGTTTTGTATAAAGATAGTTATGGTAAATACAAAGTAAATATCAAACCAATAAATACTGAAACTATTACCAATATGAAGAATACATTGATATGTTTAGAAAATTATACGAAACCATTGAAAACCGCATCCAATTATAAAATAGATGATTTGGTAGACCTAGCTAGAAAATTAGGGTTTTATAATGAAAACATGAAATACAAAAAGAATGAATTATATGAGCAAATTTGCGAAATATGTAAATGGCATTAGAAAATTGAATTAAAAACAAAATAATATATGATTTTACTATATAAGATAATATATTATGGAAAATACTAAAGT